CTGAAGTAGCTGAGATTGTTAAGTGTATTAACCGTACTGGTGATTATCTTACTGTAGAGCGTGGTCAAGAAGGCACATCTCCTCAAATCTTTAATATTAGTGATAATGCACAACTTCGTATTACTGCAGCAAGCTTAAATCTTTTTGCTGGTGATAATGAAGCAGCTAATATTAATTTTATTCCTTATGGTTTTATTTCAGCTACTAATGTTCAAAGTGCTATAGACCAAACAGTAGATGTTTTAGCTAGTAGTTCTGGTTCTTCTTTAATTGGGTATAACAACGGCGGTACAGGAACAGTTACAAGAACTGTACAATCTAAACTACAAGAAGCTGTATCTGTATTAGACTTTGGTGCTACAGGAAATGGAACTACTGATGATACAACTGCTATTCAAAATGCGTTAAATAATTCTTATTTTGTTCAATTTCCTGCTGGTAATTATTTAATTACAAAATCTTTAACTCCAAGAGACAATACAAAAATTCAAGGTCTTGGAAGTGCAAATTCTGTAATAATAACTGCTGGTTCTGGATTTTCTGCTGATGCAAATGGTATAAAAGCTATTTTTTCATTATGGGGAACTGTAAACGTAGATATGCGTAATTTATTTTTAAACGCTTCTACTTATGCTGATAATGCGCTTTCATTAAGAAACAATACTTTTTCTTGTTATTTTAATAATATTTATACTACTATGCAGTCTATTAATGGTTGGCATATTTCCATTGGAAATAGTGCTGAAAATAGATTTAGCAAAATTAATTTACAACAAGGTACTCAAGGTATTTTAGTTGATTGTACTTTAGATGCTGGCGGTATTTTTGCTGGATACAATACTTTTGATATGGTTCGGATGTATTCGCAAACTAATATTGGTATTTATTTTAAAAATGGTGCTATAGGTTGTACTGTTAGTAATTTAATGGGAGATTTAAATAGTCTTAGCTTTGTTGCTTCTACAGCGGTTCCTGTATTGGCTGATGTTAGAGGAATTAAAATTGATTATGGAACTATAACTTCCATTACAAATTCAAGAAATACTATTATTGCTTGCCAATATGAAAATACAGGCGCAGGAGTAGGATATGCTTTTGAATCTGATTTTTTTAACACTTTTATTAACTGCACTCCTACTACTGGATGGACAGTAGGCAATCTTGTAGGTTTTAATCCAAATTCTTTTTTACCACAAATATCAGGTTTCTTATTTAATACGAATAACTTACAAATAAGAGAGCGTATTCGTTATCTTAGTTTGCCTTCAGGATTATATTCTTCTGGAATTACAGCAGATAGTTTTGTTCGTATTGGTGTTCCCAATGATAATACTTTAAGAACAGCTACTTATTTTTTAAGTAATATTTTTTCTCAACAATCAATTATGAATTCTATTGTTACTACAGTTCAATCTGATGGTTCGCCAACATTGCAACAAAAAATATATAGTTCTGATGGGTTTACAAAAGTTACTATTTTTGATAGCGGAGCTATTGCGGGAAGCAATTTAATAACAACACCTAATATTACTTTAAGCGACAATACTAAAAGTTATATTTTTGAGCTTTCTATAACGGATACAGGGGGTACATATTGTTATCTAATATCTCCTCAAATAGGACACACTTCAGCAGGTTAATCTATGACAAATATGTTATTTGCTAACAATGCTAATACTACTCTTTCGAGTGGTATAACTGCATCTGCAACTTCTATTTCTGTAACATCTTCAACAGCATTTCCTAATCCTATAAGCCCTCAATATTTTTATTGCACATTAGCAGACACAGCAACACAAACAATAATTGAAATTATTAAAGTTACTGCAATATCTGGAACAACATGGACAGTAATTCGTGGACAAGACGGAACTTTAGGAACTGCTTTTTTAAATGGAGATGTAGTATCTCTTAGATTAGTTCGTGCTTCTTTAAATGATTTCCCTAAATTAGATGAAACAAATATATATAGTGGAAATCAATTAATTGGACAAGCTTCTGATTTAAGTACAGGAGTTTTACAAGTAACTGGTCAAGCTACTTTTACTGGCTCTGTAACTGATAAAAACCTTTATTTGCAAGGCGGAAACAACTTAATTCTTAACTCCGCTACTTTAGTAACTCAAAACATTACAGTAACGGCTAATGCTTACACTTTGTCAATGACAGGTACAGGAACTATTACTTTAAGTGGAACAAGTACAGGCACTTTAGTAGGAACAGGAGTAAATACAGTTGTTTCTAAAACATTTACCCCTACTGCTGGTACTCTTACATTAACTCCTACAGGTTCATGTACTACAGTTCAATTAGAGCTTGGAAATATTTTTAGTTCATATACAGCAACTACAGGAACGGCAGTTACCACTACTAATAATATAATTGCGCCTTCTGGCTCAGTAACAGCAAATAACTTTTATGCTCCAACTAATTTAACAACAGCTTATGGGTTTACTGGAAATTTAGCTGGTTCTGGTTTTGGGTCGTTTGCAAATAATCAATTAGTTTTAACTTTAGGTGGTGTTCCTTCATTTAGAACTTTGACTTCACAAACAACCGTACCAGCGGCGGCCTCTTGGGGATGGTCAAATTCTGCAAATCCTGCTAACGGTACTGATGATTTAACTCTCTACCGAGACTCTGCCAACACTCTAGCGCAACGCAACTCTACCAATGCACAAGCCTTTAGACTATATAACACCTATACCTCATCGACATCGTATGAGAATTTACAGTTTGATTGGACAACAACTGCTAATACTGCCACTATTTCAACCCAAAAAGGCTCAGGAGGTGGTACAGCAAGAACATTAGCTATTGGACAACCTTTAGTTATTAGTCCTGGTTATACAGTAGCCACCCTTCCAGCAGGAGTTGTAGGAATGAGGGCTTATGTTACCAATGCTTTAGCACCTTCTTATGGTGTTGCTGTAGCTGGTGGTGGAGCAGTAACAATTCCAGTTTTTTATAATGGAACTAATTGGATAGTAGGATAAAAATGACAATCAACATTAAATTAGAAGTATATGAATTAGAAACTGCATTGCAACATATTGCCAAAGGTGCTTATGCTGAAGTAGCTACATTAATTGCTAAAATACATGAACAAGCTGCTCCTCAAGTAAAAGCTGCTCAGTCTCTAGTAACTCCTACAACTCCAACAGAATAATAATATTATGTCCGACCAACTAGAAAATAGAGTAGTACGTCTTGAGATTAAAGCAGACAACCATGAAGATGATATTAAAGAGCTTCGCAAGTCTGCTACTGATCTGTCAAAAGCCATGGCAAGTATAGAAAAGAATCTAGCACAGATTAAGTATATTGCCATTGGAGCTCTTGCTGTAGTAGTAACCCAGTCCTTTGGACTTGATCGTGCAATTAAACTATTATTTGGAGGCTAGATGTCTACAACCTTTACAGTAAGCCGTGATCAGATTATCCAGTTAGCATTACGCAAGCTTGGTGTATTGGAACTTGGTGACACTCCTGATGCAGCTACTATAGCTAATGCATCGCTAGCTCTTAACCTTTTCATTAAACAAATGGCAACATCTGGTTTAAAGTTATGGAAAGTTAATGAGTTAGTATTACCACTTGTTGCTGGACAGACTGAGTATGTTATTGGCCCAGCTAGTACCGGTACGGTAGATCTGAATACAGATAAACCACTTAAAGTAATACAAGCTTGGTTACGTAATGTAACTGTAACACCATCTACGGATGATGTACAGATTCAGTTGCTAAGCAAACAAGAATACAATATGTTAGGTTCAAAGTTTAGTACTGGAACACCTAACTCCTTATACATGGATGTACGTAATACTACAAGTAATGTATACATGTACGTTACACCAGATTCATATACACAGTTTAATCAACAGTTACACTTTATTGTGCAACAACCGATGGCTGATATTATGACAGCACAAGCTATCCCAGACTTTCCAACTGAATGGATGAACGTCCTTGTATGGAACCTTGCTGATCAGCTAGCTATTGAATACAGTGTGCCAGGTAATCATCGTCAAGAGATTGCTTTGCGTGCTAAGATTTACAAAGAAGAATTAGAAGGATGGGATGTTGAGACTTACTCTACATTTTTCCAACCTGACATGAGAATGGGAAGACCTTCTTCTAACAACCTACCATAATAGGATACTATGCCAATTGCAAGACTACCTTTAGCACAACCAATAGAGACTCGTGATGGTACCTTGGCAAAGGATTCTAAGTGTGTCAATGGTTACTTTGAATCTATAGGTGAACGTAGAACTTTTATTAAACGTCCTGGGTTGGTTAACACAGGTGCGTCAATGCCTAATGCTCAGGGTCAGGGCTTATATAACTTTAATGGTTCGTTATTTGCTGCGGTGAATAACGTTTTATATAAGATTAATCCTACAACTTATGCTGTAACTACTATTGGTACTATGACTGGTACTATAGGTGGTATAGTACAACAGTGTTATTTTAATAGCACACTTAACAACACATACTTGTTTGTACAGAATCAAGTAAATGGTTACACATACAAGCCAGCTACTGGTGTCTTTGCTAAAGTAGTAGATGATGGTATTACTGTAACTACTGTTATTACTGGTGGTACTCATTATGCTAATCCAATAGTAACATTCTCAGCCCCATCTGGTGGTGGAACAACTGCTATAGGTACTGTACAGTCTACAAGTGGTATTGTTACTGGTGTTACTGTTACTAATCCAGGAAGTGGTTATACATCAAGCGATACATTAGTTGTAACTATAGGTGATTCAGCAGGTACTGCTTGGTCAGCTGGTTTAACTGTAGCTGTAGGAGATGTGTATTGGACTGGTACTGATTTATATACTGTAACAATTTCTGGAATTACTGGAACAACTGCACCAACGTTTACAGGACCCACACCACAGGCTGATGGTAGTGCTACAGCACAATGGTTAACCGCAAACTCACCGGCTTGGGTGGCCTCAACTCCTGTAGCAGTTGATTATACTTATTGGACCGGAACTAATTTATATACTGTTACTGTTGCTGGTACAACAGGATCTACTGCTCCTACATTTACAAGTGGTACTGGATCCGATGGGACAGCAACTGTTAAATGGGTAAGTGCTCAAGGTACAGTTGGATCAGGTGCCTATGTAACAGCTTTGTTAAACGGATTACCTGCTGGCCCTTATGCTACAGGTGCTGTTTACTTAGATACTTATACTGTTATTGGTGGGACTAATGGTGAGATATATACATCTGAACCGAATAACCCAACAATATGGAATGCACTTAATTATATAACTGCAGAAGCAGAACCAGATGGGTTAGTTGGTATTGTTAAACATCTTAACTATGTACTAGCATTTGGTCAGTGGTCAACAGACTTCTACTATGATACTGGCTCATACCCAGGCTCCCCCCTAGCTATTGCCACACCATATCACATTGAATTAGGATGTGCTAACGGAGATTCTATCTGTTCGTTTGAACAAACAACAGTCTGGATTGGTATTGCTAAAGAGCAGGGACCTTCGGTATACTCTATCATGGGTGTATCACCGTCAAAGATATCAACACCATTCATTGATCGTATTCTAAACAACAGCACTCTTACTGATGTCATGGCATACCCATTACGAATTAATGGTCATACCTTTTACATTCTTACATTAGCAGATCTTAATCAAACATTTGTGTATGATCTTAATGAGAAGCAGTGGTATCAGTGGACTATGTATGCTGTAGGTGATAGTGATTCCGGCGTTAACGGCATATATGCAGAACAGTATTTCCGGCCTAGTTATTTTGCTGGTGTTGGGGAAACATACTTTTTATTAGATGATGACAACGGTAAGTTGTATACAATGTCTGACACGTATTACAATGATGATGGTGCTCCAATCTATTATAGAGCAGTAACACCTATCATGGATAGTGGAACTACTAAACGTAAGTTTTATCATAGCGTTGAGATTGTGGGAGATAAGATTCCTGCTACAATGAATATAAGACATACTAGTGATGACTATAAAACATGGTCAAACTATAGACAAGTAAACCTTAATAATGAACGTCCACAAGTACATCAAGCAGGCGCAAGCCGTCGACGTGCTTGGGAGTTCTTATGTACTGACAACCAACCAATACGACTTGAAGCTGCTGAGATAGACTTTGATATTGGTGAGTTAGAGAATGTAGGACAACCAGCACAGCAAGGGTAAGGTAGATGGTAACATATCAAGTAGAGTTATACTCTGATGTTCTTCCAGAGCTGCGGGTTATATACCCAGAGCACTATAAAGAAATAGAGCAAGAGGTTAGTGGTGGTTATGAACTAGACCCAGACTGGACTCAGTACTTTGCTCTTGAACAAGCTGGTATGTTACATGTTATTACTTGTCGCAAAGACGATAAGCTTATTGGTTACATGTTCTACATTGTTAGTAAACACTTACATGTAAAGTCATGCGTTACAGCCTACGAAGATATATATTTCCTTCGTAAGGAATACAGAAAAGGACGGACTGGTATTCGTATGTTTCAGTTTGCTGAACAACATATGAAGTCTATCGGTGTGAATAAAATGCTAGGCACTACTAAGGTACATATAGATAACTCAAAGTTATTTGAATACCTTGGATATCAGTTTGTAGAAAAACTCTTCAGTAAATATATATAAAAAGGAATTAATATGGGTGGCGTAGTCAATGCAATCTTTGGTGGTGGTAGTTCTAGTACTGCTTCTCCAGCACCATTACCACAAAGTCAAACAGATCCGTACGGTGCTATCGGTGGTCGTACAGCGGCTGCTAATCAGCTGTTGGGTTTTATGAATAACCCATCATCTGCTATGAGCTCACCAGGCTATCAACAGCAGTTGCAACAAGGTCAGAATGCACAGCAAGCTGCTGGTGCAGCTAGTGGAACACTGCAATCAGGTGCTCAAGCTAATGCTCTTCAGAGTATGGGACAGAATACATTTGGTGCTTACTATCAACAGATGCTTGGTAACCTTGGTTCTTTGTCTGGTGCTACTTCACAGACTCCTGCTGGTGGTGCTCAAGCACAAAATCAAAGTAATCAAATTGCTTCCAACGCACAGAATCAGAATGCACAGACTGGTCTTGGTTTAGTTGGTCTGGCTCTTGGTGGTGCTAGTGCTGCTGGTTTGTTTAGTGGCGGAACTGGAATGATGGGTTCTGGTCAAACTCCAAACTGGTCTAACCCTTATGCAAGTTATGACCCTACTGGTGGTGCTGGTGGTGGTGTAGGCTTATCAGGTATTGAATAATGAGTTTCTGGAACAACCCTGGAGCATCGTTTGAAGGGCTAGCGCACGACCCGTGGCACAGTATGCAGAACTTTATGACTACTGGTGTAGTTCCAATGTTACCTTATATTGCTGGTGCGATTGGTGGTATGTTTGGTCCCGCAGGGGCTGCTGCCGCTGGTGGTGCTACTCAAGAGGGTATTGATTACTTTAGTGGTAACTCACAAGCCAGAACTGGTCAAGGTATTATGGGTAGTCTAATGTCTGGTGCTGGTAAAGGTCAATTGGGTAGCTCAGCGTATGGTGCATACGATACTGGATCTATCGGACCTAGTCAAGGACAACAAGGTATTAGTCAGTTAATGAAACTGTTTGGTAACTCTTCTAGTGGTTCAAGTACAGGTGGTTCTAGCTCTTCTAGTTCACCTCTCAATTACTTTCAAGCACGTAATCAAAAGATACAAGAATTACAGAAATATATAACTGGCGAGCCTCCACTAACTGGTATTGGCAACCAAGCCGCTGTCTCTCAAGATGCTGAAAAACAAGCACTGGAAAGTTATAGTACCGATAAGAATAAACCAGAATACGTAGCTGACTCTAAACCAGTTGAAGTGTTTAATGATGAAACAAGTGAAGGATAATATATGGCAAACTTAGCGCAAGCCTTTGCAGGTGGATTTGAAAGTGGTCAAGCTATAGGCGATACTATTGTTGCCGATCGTGATCTTAAACAGGCTCAAGCTGAATCAGGTCCTGGTGCTGATCTATTTACTACCTATCAGAAGGCTGGTCAGATGGCTATGCAATCTGGTAACACTCGTGTAGCAGATAAGTTTCTTAAGCAAGCTAATGAATATAAAGGCGATGCTCTTAAAACTAAATTAGCTGAGATGACTGTTCATCATGCAGAAGTATCTGACTTTGAACGGACTATTCGTGCTAACGATAATCCTGATTCTCTTAAAGCTGCTATCTCTTCTTCTGATAAATTAAATCCACAAGAGAAATTAGAGTACACTGGTCTTGTAGACAAAGCACAAAAGAGTGGTAAGTGGGATGAGTTTCATAAAGCTATTGGTCAGTCCACTGAAACATATAAAGAACAACAAGCTACACAAATTGCAATACTTAAAGAACAATTAGCTGAACAAAAAGTTCTCTTTGATATGAATTATAAATCAGAGAAGCTACGTATTGATGCTGGTAAATCTGCAGGTAAACCATCACCAGCAGAAAAACGTGCTAGTGCTATGGAAGATTGGAAAACTAAACGTGGTATTGTTCAAGAAGAAGCAATTGAAGGTAGGCGAGCTACTGCTTTAAAAGAACTAAAAACAAAACCATACTTTGGTAAGAAGTCTATGGATGAGCGTGAGACAGAGATTAATGAAATCTATGATGCTCAAATTGATGCTAATATGAAAAAGTATCTTCCTAAAGAAGACGAAGATAAACCTATTAACGCTCCTAAAGATAAATCTAAAGATACTACTAAATCCCCTAAAAAGGGTGATGTTAAAAAAGCTAAGGATGGTACATCTTGGAAGTATAAAGGTGGAGATCCTTCTAAAGAAACTAGTTGGGAGAAAGTTTAATGGCTGGACCATGGGAAGATTATAAGGCTGCACCTGCTGAAGCAGCGCCTTCATCGGGACCGTGGTCAGACTATAAACAAGAAGCACCTGTCGAGTCTAAAGGATCAGAAGGTCCTTGGGCTGAGTACAAAGAACCTACTCCTAAAGCAGATAAACTAGGCCGCTATAAGGCTAAAGTATCTGTTGAAGCTGCTCCAGAGGGCTTTGAGAAACTACAGAAAGATATTGCTGCACTTCCTGGGGATATGAAAGCTGGGGTTAAGGCTGCTATAGAGGGCATTCCAGGAGCTGCAGGAGCTGTTGCAGGAGCTGAGGGTGGCCTAACCCTAGGCGCTATGACATCGCCTGTTACAGGCCCTATAGGGCCTATTGTAGGGGCTATTGGTGGTGCTCTTGTAGGTGGATATCTTGGACATAAGACTGGTGAGTCTCTTAAAGGCATGGTACCTGAAGAAACTTTGTCTGCTGCTGGCTTTGGAAAAGGCCAACGAGAGGTTGAAAAGATACAACATCCTAAGGCATCATTTGCTGGTGAGTTAGCTTCATCATTACCGTTCTTTGGTCCGGGTAAAGTTGGATTGTTATCTCGTGGTTTTGGTGCTGTAGTTGGTGGTGGTATGGAGGCCGGTACGGAACTTGCTACTGAAGGTAAGATTGATCCTGGTAAGGTGGCAGCTGCTGCTACATTCCAAGGTGTCTTTGCTAAGCCTACTGCAATTACTAAAGCCATCTCTGACAAGTTAGGCAACACTGCTCGTATGGCTGCCGCTGAGGCTGCTCGAGATCCGGCTGCTTCTGAAACCACTAAACGTGATACAACAATTAAAAGTACTCTTGATCAGTTTGAAGCGGAAGCTAAGGCTGATATGGATACAAAAACAGCTCCATTAGTTGAAGCCGCTATTCGTGATAAGAAGACTGGTGCTGTTGAACGCATGGGTCCTAAGCATGACGAAGCCCGTAAAGCTGAAACTAAAGACACACATGAACAAGGTTTTCTTGATGGTGCTGGTAACTTTCTTGAACGTAAAGAAGCTCTTAAACGTGCACGAGAAACAGAACAACTTGCTAAAGGAAAGAAGCTAGACTTCCCAGATGAGGGATTGCATAGTGGTGACCTGCGTGATTCAGGTGATCCTGCGTTTCAACTTGATAAACCTCGACAACCAAAAGAGGTTAAGACTAAACTTGATCGTGAGAAAGAGTCTTGGTCTAAAGAAGATAAACCAAAGAAAGCTCCTAAACCTAAACCCGAGAGTACTGATCCAATGGATACTGCTGGGCGCACTGATGTTGGTGAGCCTGGTGCTATTGAACCAAAGGTTAAAGATGTCAAGACTAAAGGTCCTAAAGATGAATCAAAGATCCATGCTTCTATAGCACGAAAGATTTATCATACAAAAGGATTGGAAGCTGCAAAGTCTTATCTTGAAACAGTTACTCCACATGCTTCTGTAGTTGTAGAAGATATTAAAGATCGCATTGGTATTAACCTTAATAACGTTGATGCTAATCAACGCTTAACTAATATCTTTAAATCTGATATTATTAAACTTGTTCCTGATGCAGCTGAACGTAGTGCGTTACCTGCTGCTATTGAACATGGGCTACCTCTTGAAGGTGATGCTGCTAAGGCTGCTAATCTTTACAAGATAAAGATGGATCAGATTGGTAAGATGGCAGAGAAAGCACAAGTCATCCGTGGCTTGGTTGAGAATTACGTAACACGTATGGCCCGTAAAGCTGGTATGAAAGCAGAAGAAGAGGTTGGTTTTATTCAATCAATACTTAAATCTCCTGGAGTACAAGAAGGACTTAAACCTGGTTCTCAATTTGGTAAAGAACGTAAAATAGAATCGCTTGAACAAGCCCGTGAAGCTATGGCTAAGCAAGGCATTGAACTTGAGTCTGATCTTGCTGAGATTGCACATGGTTATATGACCGATATGTACAAAGCAATTGAAGATAAGAATCTATTTAATAAACTTAAAGTAACTAAGATTGATGACAAATACGCTATTGTAGATCCAAGAGCTAAAGAAGATCATTATGGCTACAAAGTAATTGATCATGGTCCTTTTGCTGGTTGGTTTGTACACCCAGATATTAAGCCTGCTCTTAACTTTGTGTTAGGTGCATCAGAGCCTGGTCCTTGGATGAAGTCTATTCTTACTGTTAACAACGCAATTAAACGGTCTAACATTAGTGCATCACTGTTCCACGCTAAATCTCTTGCTGAAGCTTTTGTTATGGCCCGCCCATACTTAGGTGAAAAGGTAGGTCAAGGCAGTCTTAGTAGTGTCCTTAAGATACTGCGTGAAGGTGGTATGGGAGATGTAGCTGACTTAGCTATCCGTGAGGGTGGTGTTAAGCTTGGTATGTCAAGTGTTGAAGACGTAAGCCACACTGCAATCGAAGAGATTGGTAAAATGGCTGATAAACTTCTTGGAGCTTATTCAGATAAGAAGATAATTCAATCTGCATTAGGTAGGGCTGAGAAAGAAACTCTTGGTCGTATTGATAGTTTTACTTGGGACTATGTACACGATGGTCTTAAATTACTTACATTCTCAAAGTTACTAGATCAAGCCGTACATGATCATCCTAATGTTCCTAAAGAAGTGCATGCTAAAGAGATTGGTCGTTTTGTTAACAATAGTTTTGGTGGATTGAACTGGTATGATATTGCTAGACAGTCAAGCAGTAAGTTTGAAGAGTCCATGAAAATGGCATCGTATTCCCCCGAAGGAAGGCGTGTTCTTCAAGCAGTTATCTTTGCTCCTGACTGGACAGTATCAACCTTACGTTCATTTACAACAGCTCTACCTAAGAATTTACTCTCACCTGATATTGTTGGTGGTGCTAAGGGGTTGTTAAAACCGAAAACTCAAGGTGATTTTGCTAGACTTTATCAAATGAAGTTTGCATTGTTGTACCTTACAGCCCTTAATGGTGTTAACATGATTACCTCTGGTCATCCTATTTGGGATAACAAAGATAAGACAAGAGTTGAATTTAAGGATGGAACTACTATGCAAGCTACTAAGCATGCTATGGAGTTTATTCATTTTGCTAGCGATACTGATAAGTTTATTTCAGATAAACTAGGGTTCTTACCAAAAGCCTTTGTTATTTCTACAACAGGATTAGAATATGCTGGACCAGGTGCACCGAAGCTTGAGGATTCTTCTCTTGTTGGTCGGGCTAAAGCAGTTGGCAAAGCTGCATTACCATTTAACGTACAAGCTTGGCAAGGTGCTCCTCAAGGAGAACAACTTCAACGTATGTTACTTGGCACATTAGGTATGCCAATCTATGGTAAGACTAAAATGCAGCAAGCAAAAGATAATTACGAAAAACGTAGACGTATGATGGAACGTAAAATGAAAGACGCACAGGACGAATAATGAAGATACTAATCATCGATGCATCAGGTGTATGCCTAGACTTTGCTTTACGATGCCAGAACTATGGTCATCAAGTAAAGTGTTTTATTAGACACAATAAGGATGGTAGTCGCTCGATGGTCGGTGATGGTGGACTCATTGAAAGAGTCTCTGAGTGGGAGAAGTATATGAACTGGGCAGATCTAATCTTCTGTACAGATAATATCTTTTACATTCATGGCTTGGAACGTTATCGTGATAAAGGCTATCCAATCATTGGTCCATCTATTGATACCAATCGTTGGGAACAAGACCGCATGCACGGTGCAGATGTGATGGAGAAGGCTGGTATCACAACCATCCCATCCACAGTATTCAAGAATTACGATGAGGCTATTAAACACGTGATGGATAATCCAAAGCGTTACGTTAGTAAGCCTATCGGTGATGGAGCCAAGGAACTATCTTACGTTGCTAAATCAGCAGCCGATATGGTCTTTATGCTACAGAAGTGGAAGAAGAGTAACGCATACAAAGGCGACTTTATCCTCCAAGAGTTCCACGGTGGTGTTGAATTTGGCGTAGGTGGCTGGTTCGGACCTGGTGGTTTCAACAAGCAGTTTTGTGAGAGCTGGGAATTTAAGAAGTTAATGAATGATGATCTTGGTGTCGCTACAGGCGAGCAAGGTACTATTGTTCGCTATACCTCCGAATCTTACTTGGCAGACCAAGTTCTCAAACCGCTTGAAGACTTTCTTCATGGCTTAGCATATACAGGTTATATTGATGTTAATTGTATCATTGACAAAGATGGTTTTCCTTGGCCTCTTGAGTTTACTATGCGACCAGGCTGGCCGCTCTTTCAGATTCAACAAGCACTGCATAATGGCGACCCCGCTCAGTGGATGCTCGACCTTATCAACGGTGAGGACACACTACGTACCAGCAAGGCAATTGCTTGTGGCGTTGTTATTGCTATCCCTGATTATCCTTATTGCAAGATAAGCAAGAAAGATAACTCTGGTTATCCTTTGTTTGGCTTGACAGAAGAGGACGTAGTCAACGATGTTCATTGTGCTGAAGTCATGTGGGGTAAAGCCCCAAGCATGTGTGACGGTGAAGTTAAGATGAACACACCGATGTTTGTTACAGCAGGTGATTACATCTGTACTGTATCAGGTAAGGGTGCTACTGTAAGCGATGCTCGTGAGAAGGCATACAATACTATTAAGAAGAAGATTGAGATTCCTAATAGTGTTATGTAT